TCCAAAGAATGAAGACGTGCGACGAGTGCTCGCACATCCGAAGGCTGGCAAGTTTCGCGCGCAAGGTTCAGTAGATTGGCCAGACGATACGTTTACTCATCGTCGTATCGCGGATGGCGATATAACAAAAGTAGAGGCAGAGCATAAAGAAGAAAAACACGAAAAGGCAAAGTTCGTGCGCAAGGCTGAATAAATTACTTAACCCAAAGGAGAGGCATCATGCCTATCTCGTTTAATAATATCCCAGCCAATTGGCGGATGCCTTTGTACTGGGTCGAATTAGATCCTTCGATGGCTGGCTTAGGTGCGACACCTGGACGGTCATTGCTGGTTGGTTCTATGCTCTCGACTGGTACCGTGCCACCTGATGTACCGATCGCGGTCCCGTCACAAGCTGACGCAGATCATTTCTTCGGTGCAGGTTCGATGTTGGCAAACATGTTTAGAGTGTTCTTTGCGAACAATTGGGCAAATGAAGTATGGGGGTTGCCTGTTGCAGATCCAACAGGAGCAGCAGCAACAGGTACAATTACTGTTGCGACTGCACCGACACAAGCTGGTACGATCAATCTTTACATCGCTGGACAGACTGTGCCGGTCTATGTAGGAGCAACGGATACGGTTGCTATTGTTGCTACGTCTATCGAAACGGCGATCATGGCTAATCCGAATTTGCCAGTTACGGCAATCGCTGCGGCGGGGGTCGTTACACTTACGGCAAAGTTTAAAGGTACGTTGGGTGATGAAATCCAGATGTCAGATAGTTACTACGGTACGATCGGCGGAGAACAATTGCCGATTGGATTGACGTTGACGTATACCGCTTTTACAGGTGGCACGGGTGTGCCGGTATTTACTAATGCCATCAGTGCACTTGGTGAAACGGAAATCGATTACGTGTGCATGCCGTACACGGACTCGACTTCTATGCTGGCATGGGAAACCGAGTTTGGATTTTCCGATACCGGTCGCTGGGGATGGATGCGGCAACATTATGGGCATCTGTTTAATGCTAAGCGCGAGACTTATACCAATCTGCTTTTGTTCGGTGAAACGCGTAACAGTGCACAGATGTCAGTGCTAGCGATCGAGCCGACTGCGCCTACGCCAAGTTATGAATGGGCAGCAGCGTATACGGCAAAGGCCGCGCGTGCATTGATCAATGATCCGGCACGACCGTTGCAAACTTTGTCGCTGGCAAGTTGTTTGCCAGCGCCGTTCCATAGCCGGTTCATTATGTCGGAGCTCAATGCGTTTGCGTATGCAGGTCTTGCAACGCAGCGTACGGCGGTGGACGTGCCGATGATCATGCGGGAGAATACCACGTACCAGAAGAACTTGTACGGCAATAGCGACGACGCGTACGAGTTGGTAACGACGTTGGCCACGCTTGCCAAGTTGCTGCGCAATCAGCGGCAAGCCATCACGAGTAAATTCCCGAGACATAAACTCGCAGATGATGGTACCCGGTTTGGTGTTGGACAAGCGATTGTCACTCCTAAAATTATCAAAGCGGAGTTAGTCGCGCAGTACCGCGTTGATGAATTCAATGGACTCGTTGAGAACGGTGCAGCGTTCAAGACTAATCTTATCGTTGAACGCGATCCTAACGATCCCAATCGTGTTAACGTTTTGTATCCACCAGATCTTGTGAACCAGCTCAGAGTTTTTGCGGTCCTTGCACAGTTCAGATTGCAATACGATCGCGGTGTGGATACCGTTGTTGCGGCTTAACAGTGACCGACTACCAGCAGGTCGTTGTACTTATCCTGCTGGTAGTCGTTGGCTTTCTGATTGGGTTTTTATTTCCTAGGCCATAGAAAGGAAGATCACATGGCTCAACGAATAGCAGGAATTGCCTATCTCAAAGTGGATGGCAATCAGTATCCACTGCGTGGTAACTTTACAATTACCCCGTCAGTAATCGAGCGCGCGGGTCTAGCCGGACAAGATTACATTCATGGATATTCTGAATTGCCTCGTGTGCCTTCGATTGAAGGAGACGTGTCAACGGTTCCAGGTTTGTCGATCGAAGCCTTCGAGGCGCAAGTCAACGTTACGATCACGGCAGAACTTGCTAACAATGCAACGTATGTGCTGAGAGAAGGCTGGTGCGTTTCAGCACTTGCGATCAATGCCCGCGATGGCCTCGTTCGGGTCAAGTGGGAAGGCATCAGCTGCGATGAGATCCAATAAATGGTAGACGAGACAGAACCACAAGCACCCAAGACGGACGAGCCAAAGAAAGTCAATGGGGCAGAAGTTACTTCCACTGATCTTGTAATACCGTTGCGTAAGAAAGTTATTGCGCACGGTGAAGAGGTTCAGGAATTACGTTTTCGTGAACCAACCGCTGGTGACATCGAGATCTGTGGTACACCTGTCATGATTGATTTTATGACTGGCGAAATGCCGAAGATGACTTTCGAGACAAGGGCAATGTTTGCCATGATGTCTCGGCTTGCTGGGGTGCCACCTTCTACAATCAAGGCCATGCATCCAAAAGATTGGGGGTACGCAGCCTTGGCACTGGCGCACCGTTTTTTTATTCCAGAGATGTAGAGGGCAACTTTATCCTGGATTGTTATCGGTTAGCGAAATACTATGGACGTAATCCGCGCGAGTTTTTGGATATGCCGTTTTCTGAAATTGCCCGGCACGTCAAGTGGACGACTAAATTAGAAGAGGTACTAAGACCGGTGGACGACGATGCCTGACATGGATTTTGATTCCGATGCCATGTTGGCTTTCTTCGGCCAGATGGGAAAGGAGATAGATAACTTTAAGACTAAGATTGTCAGCCTTAACGAAGCTGGCAATGCGATGAAGAAAATGACTGACCATACTGAAAAGTTTGGTCAGACAATTCAACGTCACACGCAAGGTGCATTGCGTGGAATGGAAGAAGGAATATCTGGGCTCGTTGGTTCGGCTGGAGGTGTTGCTAAGCTTGCATTGGTCATAGGTGGTGTTGGCAAGGCGCTCGATCACTTTGCGGTTAGCGCATTACATACTAGAAACTTTGCGATTAATACCGGCTTTTCTACCGATGGTTTGAAGAAAATGCGCGTGCAGCTTTCTGCTGCTGGTATCGATGCAAACGAAGCGGCGCAGGGGATCGGGAGTATTGGAGCTAAGTTACAGGACGTTCTTGCCTTGCAAGAAACGTCTTCATTTTATAAGGCGCTGCAAGCTAGTGAACCGGCAATGGCGGAAAATGTTCGCCAGTTAATGAATGCCGGTAAGCAGCAGGAGGCGATGAATTATCTTCAGGAGAAATTTAATAAAGGTGGCGAAAGATTTAAAGCGTGGTTGCCAACGGTCACAGGAATATCTCGAGCTGCGTGGGAGGCGCAAGCGCAAGGCATGGAAGGTTTGATAATGCCTTGGAAAGAGCTCGATGGTGATGCTGCGAAGTATCATAAGACGATGGTTAATCTTGGGACGATTTTTGATGGGGTGTGGAATTCTGTAACGAATACTGTTTTGGAAGGTATTGTTAAATTAACGGGGAGTGAAGGTCTCGAGGGGTTGAACGAGAAGGCGCACAAGTTTGCTGATAATTTTAAAACGTGGTTTGACAATAGCGTCATCCCGACTTTAAAGGAGACGTTTCAGGAAGCCAAGGATATTATTGAGTGGTTTAACAAACAGGCACAGACACGTGATCCCGGTCAGGGTTTTCGGTTACGACCTGAAGAATTTATTCGCCGTCAAAATGAAGATGAGAAGGATAAAAATTTTAGTCCGTGGGATTGGATGAAGAAGCAACTTGGGGTTGGTGATGCTTCAGCTAAATCAGGGGTTGATCAGAATTCAATTATAGTTGTAAAAAAGGATTCAAATAAATCGTTGCAGGATATGCGCGACATTATTCAAAAGTGGGACGATCAAGTTAGTGGTGGAGTTGGTGCGGCTGGAGTACCCGGTGCTGGTGTAAGTGCACCCGGTGGAGGTGGAGGTGGAGGTGGAGGTGGAGGTAGCGCCGCAGCTAGTCCCGGTGGTCCTGCTGCTTTGAATGATGAAGGCGGTAAGAAGATAGATCCTGATACGATGCGTCAGGCAGAAATTTTAGGCCGCGCTGGCGACGTTGCAGGGTTGCAGAAATTGTTTAGTCAGCGTGGTTATCGTATGTCGGGTCCAGCATGTGGTATGGTGGCTTCTGGTTATGTAAAGTCTGCTGGTTATAAACCTCCTACTGGTTCAGCGATTGCTACGTCGTGGCATAAGTGGGGTGAGAAATTAGATCCTAACGATATCAACGCGCCTAATCATCCGTTCGGCAGTATGGTCAGTACTTATTTCCATGGCCGCTACGGCGGTACACAAGGTCAAGTATTAGCTCCTGGGCAAACGGGTGGGCACGTGATGACGATCGTGCCGGGATCGTATAACGAGAAAGACGGCACGGCGATATTCGCAGACCAGTACGGTGCACG